ATTTATAATACGGTTACAAAGATAAGGAATATCAAAAAACTCTGTATTCCAGCCCGTAATAATATCTGGTATGTGTGTTTCCCAAAAACCCAAAAATTTCTCTAATAAATCCTTTTCGTTTTTACATTTTATATAAGTTACATCGTCTCGATAGTTATGAAAATCATTAACACCCCAGACAACAATTCGTTTGGATTGGTGATTCTTAACCGTGATTGCCAAAATAGGTTCAATAGCATCTTCTGGTTTAGGAAATCCATTTTCACACTCAACCTCAATGTCAATAGTCACCATTAACATTTTATCCAAGGACCATTCTATTTGATTTGGAAATTCATCAGAAATCCAGCAATAAGGATATTGAGTATTCCCAAAAACAATATCCTGATTTTCCCTTTCGGAAGACCATCTTTTTGCATCTTTAATACAATCAAATTTGTGGGGTAGGACATTTTGGCCGTCAAGGGTTTTATAGCCCGTTTCCTTTTGGCCGGGTATTAAATCAAACAATGTAGGTTGATATTTAACTCTACGAGTTGTGCGTTCCCCATCCTTGACTTCACGGACAAGAATAGTGTTACCATACTGTAATACATTAGTGTAAAAGTTCATATAAAGATTATATCAGGTTTCCGTAGATTTGTCAAGGGGTAAAAACATATTCTTTTGCAGGATTAATAGTTAAGTTTGCTTGAATTAAAAAGTCTCTGTTCATAAGAAGTGTAGATTTATCTGATCTGTCATCTATCGTAAAGGGCAGTCCTTTATACATATTACCATTAAATTCTAAATCTAATTTAATCTTCGGCCGATCCTCTTCACCGCTACCTGTAATAGTTTTATAGTCTCCCAGATAACTTGTAGTTAGAGTTTTACCATTTAGTTTAAAGGATAAGGTCTTGCCACTTATATCATAGGAATCTGCATGAATAACAGAGTTTTCAGCAGAATTTCCTGTATCCATTGTTCCAACCATTTCCCCCAGAACCTTATGTTTAAATTTTTCATATACACCACTAGATTTGCTACTTTTTACCCACAGATTACGGTCCATATACATTTTCAATATTTCTTTTGTAATACTACGATTTTGGCCCTTGATTAGTGGCTTTACAACTGCCTTAGATAATACTGCCTCAATACCCATCAAGCCTGGGGTAGAGTTAACTTCAATAAAATAAGGACTTTCCTTATCTCTATTTTTTGTTGGAATAAAGTCTACACCAACAACAGCACCATTTACTACTTCTGATGCTCTTAAAGATTCTTTTGCTTCTATGTCTGTAAGTTCATAAGATTGTGGTTCTGATCCTTGAGACACATTACTTCTAAAATCTTCATTAACAATTGGTCTTTTAATTGCACCTAAAATTTTACCTCCAGCAATTATAACACGAACATCATAGTCTGTTTTTATATATTCTTGAATAATAATATCAACAAATTCATCTTCTCTATGTAAAAGTTGAACAATACTATGAAGTGATTTTAAATTTTCTATCCAGATAACACCAACACCTCTAGACCCAACAGCAGTCTTGAGTATCATTGGAAACTTATTATCTAATCGATTAACCGCATCTTCAGCACCTTCTGCATGTCGAATTAAGGCTGTGTTGGGAGTACGAATATTATTCTGTTGAAATATTACTTGATTATGCCATTTGTCATTGCATATATCGTGACAACTAATAGGATTAATAAGAGTATAACCTTGATGTTCTAAATTTAAACAAGTAGTTCGCCATGATAAATTACCAGTTTTAACAGTAGAACCAACACCTCTAGCCATTATTAAAGTGTTTTTGGGATTTATAAGAAACGGTTTATCATATTTTACTTCATCTTTCATATCAGGTATTTGTGCTTGTCCCTTTTCATTTACGGGAAATGAGTATACAAGTTGGTCATTTCCCTTGTCTTCCATATACATACCAGAAAATTCAGTAAGATAAACTTCCAAACCCATCTCAGAAGCTTTCTTTTTAATCATCGGACCAGTTTCATTAGGGTCAAGAGGATCATCATGTGAAAGAACTAATAATTTATAAGGTTCATCTTTTTCTTCTGTGATAAACTCTGAGAATTTTTCCATCTTAACCATCAATCTTCTTTTTTCTTACCTATGTTATATTTGGTTTCTAAAGTCCAATCGTTCTTCTCAGCGAATGACAACACTTTGATTTGGCTGAGAGGAGCAACTTCTCCAACCTCATTAAGAATTTTAACCAATCCCCAATCTTGTAAAAGTTCGGCAATTGTATTTCTGCGAGCAATATCATTTGTTGACAAGTTGGTGTTCTTTCCATCCAGAGCAAATAGCTCTTTGAAATGCACAATATAGTACCGGCCCTGTTTATGTAGAATATGGCAGGACTGATAAAGTTTTTTTTCTTTTCTGGAAGCTACACCAATACGAGATAGAGTTTCTCTTACTTTAAGAAAATCATCGGGTTCTTTTAACCCGATTTCCAACATTTGCTCTTGCGTCCAATTAAAATCTTCCATCTCTTCCACCTTTATATGTTTTTCTTTTTATGGCAGAAATTTGTTCCTCAGACAATATATCAAGAGCCGCCTTTGCCTTTGCGTTGTTGTATCCATAAAACTCTTTAACATACTCTATGTCTTCTAATTTCTTCGCCTTCAGCCAGGGAGTAAACCTTTTCCTTGGTCTTAGACTATTTATCAAAAAATCAAACTGGAGTTTCTTATCTAGATGTGGTAATAGGTTAATTTCATTACACAACATAAGGGTGTCTGGAAACGGCGATACGCACTTATTTACGATAAATGGAGGATATTTCCTTTCCCACTCATCATCCTCTGTATCCATTAGAGGATCTTTAGTCTCATTTATTGCTTTAAGATAATCCCCCAGCTTATACATTATGAAACAATGCACTTAAAGACAACAATAATTCTTAATTCATAGCAGTGTCGAGAAACAGGAGCTGCGCCGTGCGGGTGGGCGCCACCATGAAAAGCAACCATTCGGTTTCCTTTATTTTTAGATTGGGCCTCTATCTCCAAGGTATCCTTGTTGTAAATAATTGTTCCGCCGCCCCATTCTGCTTTCCAATCGAGCCTTGGATAGAAAACAAAAGTATATCTTTGGTCTAATGGGATCGGTGAATCCGAATCATCATAATGAAGATGCGGTTCTAATCCAAAAGTTTGGGCATTACAATAGATCCTCTCGTATCCAGAGATACCATACAAAGAATTAAAATCCAGTTTATTTTTTGCATGTTCAAAAATGTCGTGGGCCCAATCATAACCCCCAGCAACACACTCTTCCCTATTGTGACCCAGAACAACATGCCAGTGTAGATTTGGTTTATTTGGTGCTGACTTGTAATCATACTCCCATTTTAATTTTCTAACTTCATCATCAACTAGTATTGCATTGTGTTCTTCTAACACATTATCATAAATATCAATTTTCATTTGAATTTTCCTCTTCCCATAATTTCGACCAAACAGGCCATCATATTAATTTCAACATCAGCTACAAACGCTGTTTTATACTGGTACTCACCAAGGATAACAACCACATGAGGAATAGACCCAGCATCAATATAATTATATAGGTTATCGTAAATAAGGCGAAACAACTTATCACTATCGTTATCCAAATTATCGACCACCCATTTGCGAACATTAGTAAATTCCTTTTTCTTCATCATCCCCATCAGGTCTTTGATATTTTTGTCACTTAAATTAACTAAAATACCAGCGTCAATTTCGCCTGATACAGAATATCGTTGTAGTTCATTAAGAGCCTTACGCCAATCTGGGAAATGATTGTTTATGAGTTCGGCTACAACCTTCTCATTAAATTTAATTTCATTCTTACCAAGAATATCAATAACTCGTTTGAAAAACTCTTGGGCAAGTTTTGCTTTCTCTGAATTTGGTATTACAAAATCAATCACACTACAACGAGATTGTAGTGCTGGAATAATACGATTCTTATAATTACAGGTAAGAATGAAACCACAATTTTTGTGAAACTCTTCCATGAAGCCACGCAGGGCTGGTTGAGTTGATTGTGGGTTTAGATAGTCTGCTTCATCAAGGATAAGATACTTCTTACCCCCATGTAGAGATACAGTAGAAGCAAAGTTTTTAATTTTGGTTCGTAGGACATCAATACCCGATTCCTCTGAACCATTAATCATCATATAAGTTGCACCAATCTGTTCCAAAATGGCACGGGCGGCTGTTGTCTTACCAACTCCTGATCCACCAGATAAAATTAGATTGGGTAAAGATTCCTTATCAATAAAGGCTTGTAAGTCATTTTTTAGAGTCTTGGGGAGTATACAATCATCAATTGTGGATGGTCTATAAGCCTCCACCCACAGGAAGCTTTGTTCGTTCATTTTTCACCTCTTTCATAATATAAATTCCTTAAGCATTTTCCTCAGCTTTTTCATCTTTCTTTTCAGTATAAGTTGATTCGGGTTCTAATGCAATCCAATACTGCACACCTATTTTGGTATTAGTAAAGTGTGTAATTTTCTTAGAAGATATCTCAACATCATATGAGCCCGGCATAAGTTTAAGATTTTCAACCTTAAACCAAAACTTATAATCTGCATCAACATCGCCAACATCAATTGATGTCTCATATGCATTTGCAGTATTGTTCTTTTTGTCCGTAACCATTAATTTACCATTTACAAGTGCCATATCAGGAACACCAATAACGGCCGCGGCTTTAGTAATTTCCTCTAGCGTATTATTTGTCAAATTAAAGGCTATTTCAATTGACGGCATTGTAATCTCTTTAGTTGGTGTTGTAACCACTGATGGGTCAGAAAACCAGTACTTGAGAGATTTCGATGTGCCTTCTTCTGTGATAATAACAAAATCGTTATGAAACTCTAAATTGGGTTCATCAAATAGAGAGAGTCCCGATAGGAACTCGTTTAAATCATAGATAGCAAAATCAGTCAGAAAGTCTTCTTTGACCTCTGCTTTTGCGACAATATTTTTCATCGCCGACATGGTAGCAATACTCTTACCAGCCTTTACCATTAGATTTTGATTTATTGTAGAGAAATTCTTCAATACAGAAATTGTTTCATTACTAAGTTTCATTTTTCACCTTTTCCATTTCGTTAACATGTAGAGCTATAATACCATAGTGAATCAATTTTAACAGGTCACTTCTGTTCTTATCTCTCTTTTTTCCATATCGTTGAGCATACTTCAGTATGTTCCCGATACAAAACCCTTCACCATGACCACCATCTATAATAAACTCTGTAGCTTGATACTTGTTCTTGCTATAATGTTCATCATATGTGGAGTCAATATAAACCTTTAACTCGGCGAGAGCCGTGTCTTCAGAATATTTGTATTCAATCATTTATGCCGCCATTGACAAAGATATAGTCGCTGCGAGAGTTCTACACTCGCTTTCTCCAGAGAAAGGTACTACATTGTACTGCAACCATGATGGAAACATAATTAAAGTACCAACTTCTGGTTTAACAAACTCTTCATTACTAGGCCGAAGCACATTGTCATCATATTCTATATCAGAACCCCAACGCAAATGCGACCATCCTTCATTAGAATCGTCATTAGATTCAATCTGAGGAGGCACTTTTAAATAAAACAAACAGGTTAGACCTGAATACCAAGGCTTTGATGTTGGCTGTTGCCACTCATCAAAAGTTTCAGAAAAAACCCTAGTGACATACAGACTTTCTATATCAACTGTAAAAACTTTATCTTCACCTAAAGTATGTGATACATATTCCTTAGCAAGCCGTAAGAATACAGTAGAGAGTTGTTCCCCCACTTCATCATCTTCATGCGACACAGTAAGATAACGGGGCGGGTTAAGTTTAGCAAGGTAATCTATTTCTTCAGCATAACTCATCCTCTCTTTAATTTCTGGATGTTTATGAGCATTGGGGATAAATTCAGTGTCCATATAGACATTTATCTCATCGACAATTTTTAAGGGAAATTCAACCTTCATTATATTAACAGCATGTTTTGGGCGCATAGAAATAGCCATGCCACCAGCATTATCACCAGCAGGGTTAGCTTGTGATGGGGCCTCACAGAAGAACTCATTATCAGGAGTCTTTTTAGCTACTGCACCATCAGCAACCCCACCAGGCGGTAAATCATATTCTTCTACCAATTTATTTAATCTCCATGTTCTATACATAATAAAGGAAAAGGGAGCAAAAGTCAACTCCCTTTTCCAAATATTTTGAGAAAATTATTTGACTGTAATAAGTCGAGGTTTCTTCTCTTCTGGAATAATACGCTCAAGATTAATCAAAAGCATACCATCTGCAAGTTTTGCCCCTTTGACTTCAACATCATCGGCAATTGTAAACTTACGTTCAAATTTCCGATATGCGATACCTCGATAGATATCAGCGTCTTCGGGAGCATCCTCTTTGGGAAGGTACACAGAGCGAACTGTGAGAGTTCCATCAGCCATTTCTACCTCAATGTCCTTCTTACCAAAACCGGCAAGGGCCATTTCGATTACATAGCTGTAATCGCCTTCCTTTCGGATGTTGTAAGGTGGAAAATTCCCAGTATTGATGGAATCTGTCGTATATCTAGCAAGTGTGTCAAACATACGGTCCATTCCCACAGTATGGGGAGTTAGGCTGTTAAAGTGGTCGAATAAAGTCAGTGCGTTGTTCATTGAATATCTCCTTTACTAAGCAAGACTATGTTATGCACCCCTATAAGGCGGTGCGGTTAAATGTGCGTTTTTTCTGTCTGGCCCATCGTCAGCAGAGCCAAACAACGGTAAAAACGTACCAAAAACTCCGTATCACTATAAGGACTTATGAATCGCCTTACTGTTATTATTTATACTACACTATATAGGTAAAAATGTCAATACCCTTTTTAATTTGTAATAGCTTGATGACCACCACTAACAGCAGTTCTAACCTTTGCATCTGAACATTCGCCGTTAAGGATTCTAGAAACAGACACCCAGCCGTGGCAAGTTATGCTATCACTAACAAAGAATTTCCGATTGCGGTTCATGCCTGGAAATTTCTTATCAAAATCATCTAAACTTGTTGAAGGGAAAGGTTTCCAAGTATTATCCATAACAACACTAGGGCCGTTTTCAAGACACTTTCCAAACTTATTCCGATAGTTG